TTTCATTTGGTGACAGAGTTAGTACCATGAAGCTTTCCTCAACTGCACGGCTGCTACGTTGACGATACTTTGCCACGGCTTTATCGATAGCCATATCGTAGTGCTCTTTGTCAAGTTCTACATCAACCATTCCTCCGCCAAGGCTAAGTTCAATGTACTTTATTGTCTTTGCACGATTTGTTGTTTTGTTGTCTGCCATAAGTGTCTCCAGTGCTATTTACCGGAGACACTTGATTAAAACTTACTTAATAGCACGTAGCAGGATGGTTTCTGGACTAATGCGTCCTTTTAGTTTAACTTCTACGCTTTTAATAGTATCCATAAACTTACGAAGCTGTGGCTTGCCAAGTGTCTTAAACTCTGCTAGCTTTTCTGCTGGTTTTCGCAGTGTTTTTGTAATACTCTTAATCTCGTCAAAGCCAATGATAGCACTGCCCTTTACGCCAAGCTGGCCTACTACCATGTCACCATGCATGGCTACAACAAAGCGACCAATCTTACGTGTCTTGGTGTTGTAAGTCCACAGCTCGCTCATACCCAAAATCTCAGTTGGGTTGATACTCTTGAGCCCAAGCTCTGCAAACTCTCTAAGGTACTTGAGGCCTCGTACCGTACGCTCTGGGGGTACTGGCTTACGCTTAGGCTTAGCACGAGTTGCAATTTTGCTTGTCTTGTAAGCCATTGCATCATTGATGATGGCCTCGTAAAACTTAATCAGTGCCTTAACTTCACGCTTGCCCATGAACTTATATGCTTCCAACAACTGAGCATCCTTGCCTTCAAGCAACTCGTTCATTTCGTCAATACGCGGCTGGATGAAATCAGGAATCTTAGTTGCGTATTGTACTGCAATATTTTGCGCACTCAACAATTTAAATGTAGAGTATTCCTTGCCTTCGGTTATAAACTCATCAATGGCACCTTCAACTTCGCCCATTGCTTCGCTAAACTTTTCAGCAAGTCGATCTTGAATTGTTTCTTTCTTGACTACTACTTCACCGGGCTTAACAACGACCACCTCTTCCTTTTCATCAAGCAATCGCTGTTCCAATGAAGCAACTTGTTCAATGATAAAACGGTCTTCACCTTCTTGTATCTTAAACCCGGCTAAAATCATTCGGCTCAACCAACCTGTGGTTAGTCCAAACGCATTGTCAGGCAAACGCTTAAACTTTACTTTACATGTTTTAAATTCCTCAATGGTACTGCAATAGTCTTCAAAGAAGCTACGTGCTTGTTTACGGTCACAGGAATAATTATACCAGTTAAAGCTACGGGCCATGTGCGAACGGCGTGTTGACTCGCTATAAGTGTCCTGTCTAGACCAGTCTGGCTCATCGCCCATGTACTTGATATCAGTTACTGGAATGGCACTTAACTTGATACTACCCTGTGCATCAACCTTCATTGTTGTTGCTGTTTTTTTACCGGTGCGGGTGGGCCGAGCTAGCGTTTTTTTCTTAGCTGGCAATTTCATTGCGGGTTTTTTGGTTGCTGTAGCCATATTTTTACTCCAGTTTGTGTACGTATTGGACTATTATAACTTATCTGCGCGAGTCTGTCAAGTAGATCCTTAACGGTAAATACTACAACAAAATAGGACCAATTATGGACCTGAGGGAATTATGCCTAAAATATCACTTTGGAAAAATGCCAAGACCAATGACTTCTACTATCAAGATAGGGTCATTAAGGAAGCAGTAAGTGCTGGTGGTACCACTATATTGGTCCACAAGTATCTTGGACCTGCGGCCGTAGAAGACGGTTCGGACCCTGCAAAGCCAAATTTGGCTGCAAAGGGTGAAATAAATGAAATGGATATACAAGACTTGCTGTTCTTAGAGAATCGTGACCGCGTATATGATACCAGCGTGTTTGAGCTTCGCGGCACATATAATGTAACTGACCAAGATTTTGATTTGAGTCAGTTTGGACTATTCTTAAATGCTGATACATTGTTTATTACCTTTCACACTAACGAAATGGTAGAGCGATTAGGTCGTAAGTTAATGGCAGGTGACGTCATCGAATTACCTCACTTGAATGACGACTTACTGTTAGATGCTACTGCAAAAAGCATTAACAAATTTTATGCTGTCCAAGATGCAAGCCGCGCCGCGGAAGGATTTGGTCCAACTTGGTGGCCGCACTTGTGGCGTATCAAAGTTGCTCCTATCAACGATGCACAAGAGTATCGTAGTATCCTGGGAGATCCAGAAGATGCTGATAGTTTAAAAAATGCACTAAGCACTTATCAGAAAGAAATTCAAATTTCAAATGCAGTGTTGGCATCTGCTGAAGTTATCACACCCAGAGCTGGTTATGCTAATCCAGAAATCAATGGTTCAACGTTTGTTCCTGTCATTGCAGGATTTGACGGAAGTGGTTCATCTAATACAACAGTCAATACCTCTGAGTATGTAGCAACACACGGAGATACGTCAGGTGTGGCAAATGGATTAAGCTTTCCAAATTCGCCAAGTCAAAACGAGTTGTTTATTAGAATGGACTTTACGCCAGAGCGATTGTTTGTATACCGCGGTACCAAGTGGCACAGAGTAATGGACAATTTAAATCAAGTTGGATGGAAAGAAGCAACAGTGAATGCAGGTGGCTTTATTAATAATACGCAAACTACTGGTACAAATAATTTAAGCACTCCAAAGACTACTATCAATCAACGACAGCCACTGAGCAAGGTGTTTACTAAACCAAAGGCAGATAATTAATGGCACAACAATATTTTTATGACCAACAAATAAGACGTTGGTTACTTCAGTTCATGAGACTATTTGGTGGCTTTAGTGTACAAATGGGTAAGGATTCCACTGGAAACGATTACTATCATCAAGTTCCTGTTCGATATGGTGACACTACTCGTATGAGTCAACACATTCTTCGTAAGAACAGTGAAAACACTATTTTAAGCGTGCCTGCAATCAGTTGCTATATTGCAGAGCTATTGCCAAATGCCGAACGTAGAATAAGTCCAACATTCCAGGACTCTGTTCAGGTCTATGAAAAATCCTACGACGCCGAAGCTGGAACTTATAGAGACCAAGTAGGCGAGACTTATAGCTTGGATCGACATAGCCCAATACCATACGACTTGACAATCAACGTAGACATCTGGACCAGTAACACTGAACAAAAACTTCAATTGCTTGAACAAATTTTGCTACTATTCAACCCAAGTGTAAACTTGCAAAGCAGTCAGAATCCTTATGACTGGACAAGCTTGGCAGTGGTTGAACTGATTAACATTACATGGACTGCTCGTAGCATTCCGCAGGGCACCGACGATATCATTGACGTTGCAAGTTTAATTTTTACATTGCCAATTTTCTTGACTCCACCTGCCAAGGTAAAGCGTCAAGTTTTAATTCATAGTATTTTAAACAACGTAGGCGCAGACTTTGGCTTCATTGACGATATTATTATTAATAATGGGTTCCAAGATCGACGTTGGATTACATTTGAAGATAGGCATATTAAAGTAACCGAAGACTACATTCAACTGTTGACTAGTATTAATCAAGCAACAGATCCGCAAAGTAGTACAGGTGAAAATTTAAGCTGGAAAGACCACTTTAGTAAATTTGGTGGGATTAATAATGGCATTACAGAAATTAGATTGAAATTAGGTAGCTCGATGGACACAAACGAAATTATTCTAAAAGTTTCAGCAGTGGAAAACAATCAAAATATACTGAGCTATAGTTTGGATGCATCAACATTACCAAACGATACCATTACAATGATCAATGGTATTATTGACCCAACCAAGAGTCACCCTGGTAACGGAAACATTCCTGCTGCCGCATTTGGACAACGTTATCTGTTGACCAATTCGCCTATTCAAAATGGCTTTTGGGGAACTGTGGCGGCAGACGAAAACGACGTCATTGAATACAATGGCAGTGACTGGATTGTTAGCTTTGACGCTAGTGCAGTGAATACAAGTGCATATACAACAAATGCAAATACCATGAAGAAATTGTACTTCACTGGAGACGAGTGGGTGCTAGCAGTTGAAGGAGTATTTGATCAAGGCTGGTGGCGTATTGTCAACTAACTAGTAGTATGAGAGCAGTAGGCGCATTAATTGTTAGTAAAAATACCGGGAGAGCAATGATGCAATTGCGAAGTCCCGAAGAAACACATAGCATGTGCTGGGGAATTTGGGGTGGCAAACTTGAACACGAAGAAGGCGACCTTGAAGGACTTAAACGTGAGCTATGTGAAGAACTTGGATTCCCGGGTGTTCCTAATACTGTTGCAATGAGTCATGTATACACATTTGTTACCAAGGACAAGGGATTTAGACATGTTAGCTATTTGATATTATGCGAGGATGAATTTGTACCTCGCATTGATAGTGAATCAGCTGGATACTGTTGGGTTGATATGTGGCACTGGCCGCAGCCGTTGCACAGAAACACTGCTAAGATGTTTAGTAGTCGCGGATTTAGAGAAGCATTAGAGGGACTATTAAATAATGCTCCGCTTAATTAAGAACACGCCATCTGTATCAGCGCAACAATATGATGGACCACACCACCAAATAAATTATCAGCATTGCTGGCAGCCATGGTTAAATAATCCGTTTCTTAATAAGCTGTACAAAGAATCAGTTTGTTATACCGAGCGATGGTACTTGGAAATTCGCAAGCTGGTCAATGAAGAAGAATGGCATCACCCACTGATTAACAGTATAATCATTGACACCAAGTTGAGACAAAATTTAGTAAAGAGTACTATAATAGACGGTGCTCTAATGCGGCACGTATTGCGCTCAACTGACTACCCAGAATTTGAAATATCAGCTGGAGTTAACTTGAGAAAGCTAAATCAATGGTGTGCGTTTTTTATCAGTTTGCCTGATTCAATCGATATTCTCGTTGACCTAAATGGCCAATCTCCCGACTAA